TTGTGCTTGTTATTGCATTACTGCTTATATTAATTTGAAATAATTCAATATTATCTGAACCATCATTTATTTTTACTTTTAAAACTCCGCTTGTTCCATTATCAACCCAAATTGTACCAGTTGCAACAGAACTTGGTGCTGAACTTCCTATGTGTTGAGTATTCAATGCAGACAAAATATTATTCAATTCTGTTCTAAAAGAACTGAAACCTTGATTCGCTAAACTTACATCTGATACTTGTGCCATAACTTTTTATATCCTTTTTTTGTTAACTTTGCAATCCAAATCCCTTTGCTATATAATCAAAGGTTCTATCAACCGCACCGCCACTTGAGTTTGCAAAAGCAATAGTAAACCCATTTACTGTTTTAGAACTAATAGTAAAAACATCACCTGTTGCCATATTTTGTGCTGAAACACCTATAGCGGGTACTTCAAAAAATGGATTTGTAAATGTAACAGTTTTGCTTCCACTTGATGTTGCCAAATTACTTTCCGCAAAAGTTCTTTCTTCCATATTTAATTTTATATCAATTTGTTTAACATTACTAGATGTTTGATTATCGTCATTTGATAATTTCAATCTAAATTTAGCAAATTTAAATTTAAAAGTTGCCGATTGTGTAATGTCTTGAAAGTTTGTGCAATCATCTAATGACGTTGTTGATGTTGCTACTTGAACCCTGTGAAAAGCATGAAGTTGTTCTGTTCCATCAAAAGGTGCTTTTGCTTCATCAAATAATAATGCACCTCTACCACTATCAAAAAAATCATATGGATTTTCGGAGTCTAATGTAATACTAGGTTCAATATTTCCATCAAATATTTGTGTCAAAGACAAAGAATTAATAAAATTATAAAATCCTTTTGTATCTCTATTTTTATTATTGAAGTTTGGATTTGATGTAGTATCTGTTCCACCAAGTTCAAAATCACCTTCTACACTATCAAAATTTCCTACTGTATCATCAAAGTTTGTAACTGTATCAAGTGATAATATTGTATCACCAGAAGGGTCTATTTTAACAGTTAATGGAAATGTGCTGTCCATTTGATCTAATGCTGTAAAAACATTTGGTGTTTCTGTAAATGTTGAAATTTGTTTATATGCCTGTATTGCAGATACGTTTGTAGTAACAATAGTAGCTTCTGCTGAACTATTTCCATTTTTATCAACTGCTTTTATTAAATATGAACCAACTCTAGCGGGTACTATTGCATTATCACATTTTCTTCTAGGGCATCTTACAAGATTTGTTGAATTTATCCAGTTTGCACCAGTTGTAACATTTTGAAACCTTATTTCATAAAAAGATATATCCAGATCACTATTTGCTGTTGGTGGTGTCCATGTAAGTTTCAAATGGTCTTGACCATGAAGTTCAACCGCAAAATCCTCAACATTGCTAGGTGGTTCAACCCCACCAACTATTGCCCTTGTGGTAGAAATAAATGTGCTTTTAGAGCCTATTGTATTTACTGCCCTTACTCGAACTTGATATGTTGCACCATCTATTACGTTAAGATGTTGATATTGCAGTATTTTTCCTACTGCTATTTCTCTAAAATCATCACTTACAGCATTTCCATCTGGGTCTAATGTTTGTTTTATTTGTACTTCATAATTATCAACAAAAAGGTCTGTTGAAGCACCTATAGTAATTAATAATCTTGTTATTACTATACCATCTGCATATTCTATTAATTCATCTGTAAGGGTAATACTAGCGGGTGGTAAAACAGAAAATGGGTTTGGAAGTGTGGTATCTGGTATAGTCGCTACTTCCTGTTGTGTGCCAAAAGTATAAAAACTATCTTGATGTTCTGTGCATTGTAAACTTACAGAATGATCGGCATTTATTGTCATTCCCTGTACTCTAAAAGGTTTTGCAGAAAATGCGGGTGTTGCATGGGTAATATTTACTAAATCACCTATGGCTAAATCCATTGCTGTTGCATCTGCTTTCAAAGAAACATCTAAACTTGTTCTTGATCTTCTTAGAATAATTTCAGCCATTTCTTGTGCTTGGTAAGGACTTGTAAACATAGAAAAATCAAATCTACCTTCAAGTAAAAGACCACCATCTGCTGTTTTCATATTAGCGTGTTGATCTGCACTAGCTAACCCAGTTTCATCAACTGGCGGGAATTGTGCTGTATCTGATTGAAAGTTTTTATCTGGGTTGATAAAGTTTACTATAACCCTGTTATATCTTGAATTTTTGTTTTTACTTTGTATTGATATTCCACCGATAATATTATCTTCTGTAAGCGTGATAGATGCTGAACCTGTGCTTTCAACTAATATATTATATTTACCCCCAGAAAAATTAAGATATGACCTAGAACCCCTTACAAAATTCTTTACGTTATCTATAGCTTTTACAGAAGTATCAACAACAGTATGACTATCCATAAGGTCAATCTGACTTGCACCGCTAAATGGGGTTATGTTTGTATCGCAAATATCTGTTGCGGTTTGCCAATCTGCAAAATTACTATCAAAGTAACTATTAGGTATTCCCATTCCAAATCTTTCATTCCTCAAATAATCAAGTAATTGCAATATTGGATTATCAGAATATTCCCATGTTGTACTAGTGTCTGCTCTATGGCTTCCAGAACCGCCAGTTAGCGTTCCATCTAAATTAGGATTATATACTTTTCTTCCCTGTACTATGGCTTGTACTTGTGGCAAAGAACCAAATTTATCAGCGTTCCATTCAAATCTAATAGCAAGATATGCTAAACCTCTTAGCCTGTGGTTTGATGTCCATGAAGTTAATGTAGATAGTAAAGTTGATGCGGTTTGACTATCTGTGCCAAAATGTGCTTCTACAGTAATCAAACTTGATTCATCAAAAAAGTTTACATCACTACTGGCAACAGTTCTTTGTGTACCATCTGTGAGTGTTCCAGATAATGTTACTTGATTATCATTGACAAATAATGATGTTACTCCATTTATTTCACCCTCGCTTAAAACAACAGCCATATATAAATATTGGTTATCTGTTCCAGAAGTTTCTAAAAAAACTACATTACCACCAACTTTCCTTGTTCCATAAACGACTGGCACATGAGCATTGGCACTAAATTTATTTACTAAAACGCCTTTTGCATTAAGGTCTTGTTGCATATCCCCAAAGTCAGGAATATCAGGCTGAGGATATAACCAGCCTACAAAGTCCTCTACAATATCAACGACAGCATCAACGACATCACTAACAAAATCAATAGCATCTTCTAATGGATTCCAGCCTCCCATCTAAATAAGCCTCCAGTTTCCACCCATGTTTTCAAATCCTAATTTTTTAAATACTGGGTCAATACCTAGTCCTGACGTTATTGATAAAACTATTGGCATATCTTCAGCTAATTCTTTGACTGATTTAACTATCTGTTTTACCAGCTTAAAGTTCCTATATTTTTTTTTAATGTAAATCATTTGTATTAACATAATTTTTTGTGTGCTAAAAAAATACTCTGATACATTGAACATACAACAACCTACGAGTGCGTCTGTATCTAAATCTGAAATCAAAATTATTCTGCCTTTTACATAAATTGTATTGATAAAATTTAAAAGTTTGTTTTTATCTATTGCTGGATAGTTTGCATTAACTAAATCTGTTTCTTTGTATTCCACCAATAAATCATAAATATTTTGAATATCTTTTTTAGTTGCATTGTATAAATGTATGCTTGTCATTCTCTACCCCATTTTATGTCTCTAACAGTAAGTGAGGCAAACTCCATACCCTTATCACCACTAAAAAACCTTTGCTGTGAATTATCGGTAGTTGTTCTACCACCAACTTTACTAAAGTTACCCCAGTGTGAGGTAACACTAATAATTAGATTTGCAGTGCTTGTATTATCGCTAATTTTGTATTCGTCTATCGTTCCATAAAATAATAAAAATGGGTCAGATATAAGGGCGTTGTTACCATCAAGATAGCCTTTATACAAACTTACATTTTTGTTAATTATGTTTTCGTTAAGGGCTACACTTACATAAGTTTGATCTACTGCTGATAAACTAAACGATAAAGTGTTTTTTGTAGGTCTATTAGTTTCGTTTGCCCCTGTAATACTTCGTAAATGACCATTAGATAAATATGTTTGTGAACTACCTGAAACACTAGATGTTAAATCAAATGGTGCTGTAGTAAGATAGACTCTTGATGAAAACTCAATATCAACTAAAAAAACTGGGTCTAGTATTCCAGTTGCTAGTTCTGTTTTAACTGCACTTGTTAATCCTCTTGGCATTACAAACTTTCAATGACATCAAATTCGTATCTAAAGATAGGGTTTCCATCTTTGTCGTTTTGGTTAATTTTAAACTCTTGCACATCGCTAGTTAGATGAACAGTAAAAGGAACAGCATCATAAGTTACAGCACTGTTATTAGCTAATGCAGTTCTCAGTGGTGGCTCTATTGTTACAGTTGCAGAATTACTTGATGATGTAACATCAGCAACAATCATATAAACTTTATCGTGAGCAAACTTTATAAAGTCACCAGCTTTCAATCTACCAGCACCATCGCCAGCGAAACCATCAATGTCTATTGTTGTATCTGCTGAGGAATGCACCCCATTAACAAGTAAAGTACCAGTCTCACTACCAAGAGCATTAAATGTACTTGGCAAGGTTATGGTGAAACTTTCCTTTCTTGATCTTTGTTTCATAATGAAAGCCATAATGGGGGCAAAGTCCTCTCGTTTCATAGGAGGGAATGAAACTGTAAAACTAAATCTTTGTCCTTGAACTTGTCGTCTAAATGTTTTTCCACTGTCTGTTTCTGACAGTAAAGTCTTTTGATTATTTTTGATATTAACAGCGTTAAAATTTGTACTAGGAAATGCACCACTCATATAATCGCCATCTTACCTTTTTCATTTACTGCATTGTTAATCATATTCACTATCGTGCCTCTGCTGTTTACTAATAG